CACGTTGCAGCGGTCCACCCACCAGCGCATCCCCGCGAAGGTCCAGCAGGATGCACGGCATTGTGATAGACTCCCCGTCATGCGGGAGCCCTATGTAAGTGCCGGTGAAGTCCGGCGCAATCTCGTTGCGGATCACTTCGCATGTAAGAAGGTCGATCATCGGCTTGGATCCTCCAGGTACAACGTCCACGAAATTGGATCCTCGGCGATGTCACCGATGCGCAGCTCCCTGCCGTTGAGCGCCAGCTTCGTGCCCTTCACCGGCGTCGGGAACCCGGCTTTTTCAAGTCGGACCGCGCCTGTAAAGTGCGACTCAAAGCCACCGATGGCCAGCGTCTGCGATTCCTTTTCGCTCGCCACTCCAAACACGGTCGCGCCTTGGTAGACGACCGTGTCGGCCTGCATATACCCGATTGCGTCGGCCATTGCGTGGGCAGTGATGGCGAGAAACTCGCTCATGTTAAATCAGCGCCGGTTCAGCCTTGCGCCGGGACACAGGCTTCGGCAACTCCACCGGCAGCTTGTTGAGCTTCACTCCTTCGGGGGTCGGGTTGCAAATTAGGTAGATCCGACCTGCTCCGTTGTGCGCCTTGTAAAAACGGCGCGCCTCGTCGGGCGAACCGGTGGAAAAAATAATTTGCGGGCCTGCGCCAACGTCCTCAAGGACGAGAGAGATTTTCATTTTGGGATATTCGGTGAAAAGCCGGAGCCCCCCGGTGTAGGGAGCCCCGGCTCTTTGAGGGGTCAATCGTTAGGGAGTGACGATGCGGACGCCCATGTTGGTTCCTTTTTGGACGCCATAAATGGTGCTAACGGAAACACACGTTTTTCCACTTTCCCTTGAATAGAAACGCCTGAAACTCAGGGGCAAGCCAAGTCCTGGCACCACCACTTCGGCGATTTCGATGCTGTCTTGCAAAGCGGCTTCCGGGTTCACACGGCGAGCGGCCATGATTAGCGCGGAGGAGTGCATTGCAAAGCCTGCCAGTGCTTCGCCGTTGGCGTCACAAAGGTCGCTTTCGTAAATGTCAAAGCCGGAAACACGCGGTACCAAGCCTTCAGCCTTGAATGGAGTGATGCCGGGGATTTCCGCAGAGATAAACGTCTTGGAAATCGCGCCGTAGTACGCGGGATTCAACAGAACCGCACGGCCCATTTTGGGAGCCTTGAGTGTCTGCGTCAGCGTCACGCCAAGGTCGATCACGTCCTGCCGATCAAAATTGGCGGCGCTGGACGACAAGGGAGTCTGCGCAAAGTTCGCGGCAGTAACAAGGTTCCACAGGTCACCGAAAACCTTTGCGCCCAAAGCCTGCACCATAGGAGCGAGGAAGAGGCGCTCAAAGTTGATGGAAGACTGAAGGACTTCAATGTCGGTAAACCCGAGCGTCACTGCTTGGTGCTGGTCTAGCGTGATCGTGCGGGCGGTGGTGTCTCCGGCCACGGGAGCGTAACCCACGCTAGTCACGTCCACCACGGACGGGACAGTTGCGAAGCGAGTGGTCACCGATTGCCCTGCGGACGCAACGTCCGTAGAGAAATCTGTCGTAATGCCCGCCAACGGAGCGAACGCGTTTGCAAGGTACGGGAGTGACTGCTGTGAAATCTGTGCGAGGAAATTGCCGCTGAGTGCCATATGTCAAAGATGGTTGATTTTGTTGATGTTAGGTTAGAGCTTCATTCTGTCTTTGTTCGCTGCGTAGAACGCATTGCGCTCAACGAAGCCCAAAGTCTGGTAGTGCGCCCACAGTTCGTCTTTCGATTTGGGTGCGGTCGCCGCTTCCGGCTGGATCGCCACGGGCTGCACGCCCAAATTGGCGACAATCGCGTTAGCCTTGGCAGAAGCGTCAGCTTCGGATGCCTTGAGAGCGTCCAGAGCTGCGGCCAAGTCGCGGTTGTTGTTGTTGGCAATCTCAAGTGCAGCGGAGAGGTCCACAGTCTTTGCCTTGAGTGCTTCAAAGGCTGCGACAACTGCCGAGTGCTCGGCGGTCAGCGCGTTTAGCGCGGCGAGGTCAGCCTGTGCGGCAGACAACGCGGCCAGCGCGTCGGTCAGGGTCGATGGGTGATCCATATGCCCTAAGGGATCGGGACAAGAAAAAGCCCGCCGGAGAGAGACAGCTCCGGCGGGCAGGAAACAACAACCAATGAACAAACTACGCGCCCACCATACGCAATAGCTCAGAATATGCAAGCTCTTCTGTGCCGACGGCGTCAATGAGGTTGCCCATCTTCGCCCGCGGCGCGAGATAAGCGGCGCCGGTCATGTATTCGTCAGCAACGCGCCGGTTGCGAAGGACGTTGTCGCGGAACTGCGCGAAGCTGTCGTCCACCAGCTGCTGCAGGCTCGCGCGCTGCGCCGGTGTCAGTGACGGTCCCATGCCTGCGCCTTTGAGCGGTCCCGACGTGATGGGATCCCACCGCAGCCCTTCGGCCTCGTAGGCTGCCGACTGATCCAGCCAGGGGATAATCGTGCCGATGCTGCCCCAAGTTGAGCCCACAGAGCCAATGACCTTGTCGCAGCTGACGGCAATGTTGTACGCAGCAGAGCAAGCGGTGTCGTCGCTGTAGGCCACGATCGGCACGGTGAGCCCTTGAATCATGTCGACGACTTCTGAGCAGCCGGTGCAGTTGCCCCCCGGCGAGTTAATCTCGAGCATGATCCCGCGCACGTTGGCCTCGATGGCGTCCTCGAGATCCTCCGTGATCCACTCGTAGTCATGCGCCCCGCAGCACGCTTCGATCGGCGAGATCCCTTTTGCCAGCGTTCCCTCAATGGAAATGTGCGCGATGCCCTGCCCGTCGATCTCCATCTCCTCGCGCTTCGAGGTCATGCCGTCCAGCATTTCGTACCCTTCGCCGTTGGCGCGCAGCACGCGGCCCTCCACCAGTTTGCGAACCGCTGCGTAGCCGCCGGGAGTAATGAGCCATGGGCGGTAGAAAACCTGCTCGATAACGCGTTGAAATTTCATTCGATCGGTGCGGTTGGCGGATTGCCGTTGGGGGTCAAAAGCCCGAACACGTCGCGAGTCAATCCGCTTCGTTCGACACGCTTCTTGATTTCGAGTTCCTCGCGCTCCACCTCGTCGAGGTGCTCTTCAAGCGTTTTGGAGCCCGAGGCGAGAATGTCTGTCATGCTGCGCATCCCGGCGCGGTAAGCTTCGATGGCATCGCGGCTTGCGTATCCGCTGTCAGCAGTCAGGCGGGCGGGCTCTGTAAACCTGAACTGGTACGCGCCGCCACGGTCTTTGTCTGGTCCCGTGTACGGTGGCAGCATGCCGAGTTCGACAAACTTTGCGACCGCAAACGCACAACGCCGCTTGCAGAACGCAGCGAGGTAAGCATGACGCTCGGACGTGATGCGGTTGACCTGCTCGAGCACAATGCGGGCGCTTGCACCGCCCAGCTTGCTCATGTCCCACCCAAATTCCGGCGGCCATTGCGCCGCGAGAAGTGCATTGCGGATGAGTCGCTCCTGCAAGCGGTCCTGCGCCTCGGTCGGGATTTTGGCGTCGATCTGGTCGATGGATTCGCCTGCGTTGGCGGTCAGGTACTCGATGCGCCCGCCCTGCATCGGCGTGAACCGCAAGCCAGGCGAGCAGTTGCCCGGCATCGTTTCCGTGAGCGCGTTGTAAGCGTCGCTGGCGTCGGCCATGCCCTGCTGGTTTGTAACGAGCAGCCCGATTTTCGCGGCCATGCGGGACGCGGATTGAATGTCGTCGCCGAGATCCTTTAGCGAGATCAGATCCCGAATGGCTGGAGCAAAAGCAGAGATGCCTCGCACCTGATCTACTTCCCGCGGGTCCATCGTCAGCATGCACGATTGCACCGGGATGTCTCGATCGTCGGCACCGCTCTGATCTTCACCGAGGACGCGATACGCCACAGCCCGGTTAGTGCGGGACAAGATCACGCCGTTGTAAATCCGCAACCCGCGGTATCGGCCTTCGGTCAAAATGCCGTCGTCGCCACGGGATCCAATCTGATGCCAGGGCACCTGTTGCAGTTGCGGATAGCCGCTGGCGGCAGTCGTCAGGATTGTCAACAGGTCGCCTTCGCGGTCAATGGCGGTTGATTCCAGCCGCAGCCCTTCCCACCACGTCTTTCCGTCGAGGTAGGCAATCTGAAACCAGTCCAAAAGCATGGATTCGGCCTGTTTGCCCCACTCTTTGTCGGCACCCACGAAGATAGGCCGCATTGCCATCCCTACCGACAGCATGGATTTCTGGTCGATGGCGGCATTCACCATGCCGTTGTTCCAGTACAGTTTACGCGCTGCCGAGTTGACTGTACGCCACTCGCCAACGGTCAACTCTTTGGAGATGCTCTGCGTGTGATTCCTCCACCAGGGCTCTGCCCATACGCCGCCTTCCACGAGTCGCTGGCGACGGTACGCGCCGCCGTTATTCGCGCTCACTTTTGGCGAGCCAAACCCGGCTAGTTTTTTCAGTCGGTCAAAAAGGCTCATATGAAGTAGGCTTGCGTCCGTCGCACCGGCCCGTTGATGCCCGCCGCCTTGTAGTTAAGTGCCTGTTGTGCCAGCATTAACACGTCCAGCGGCGAGAGCGTCCCGCCCACGTTGAATTGGAACGCGGCGCCGTCGATAGAGCTGGAAACAAGCGTGCTTTTGCCCGCGAGTGTCAGGTCAAACTTGGAGTTGATGATCGCCCGCAGTTCGGCCACGTCGCGCGTCAAAAACACCTGCAAAAGTAACCGTTGATCGGGAGCCATCTATACAACGGCACGGGGACAAGGAAAAACCCCGGACATCCCACTCGGGAGCCGGGGTTGAGAACCCACTCAACCGCCAGTCGCATTCCTGTGGTTAAGTTAAGGCGCCACCTTACTCTGCCGCTGGCGCGTCGTCAACCTCTGGTGCGGCAGAAACCATATCTGGCAGGATGCCAAGGATCTGCGCCGCGAGCACGTTCATTGCCTCGGCGTCCCACATATGGTTCGGGCGGCCTGTAGCAGTCCACCGCAGCCGAGTCTTTTTGGTGCGCTTGTCAACGGTTGCCCGCTTGCGTTCAGAATTGAGGTGCCGCACATACTCAGGCGGCGCGTCTTGTGGAAATTCCCACACTGGAGAGCCGGTATTTCGCAGGTTA